AAATTCATCGAACCGCCATTTTCGGTTTTGGATGCGAAATCGGGGAATTGGCAAAATAGGAAACGCACATGGTCGCGTTTGGGAATTCAATCGGAATTGGGGCGAACCGCAACCGCATTCAACACATTGGATTGGACGAAAAAAAAAATGAAGAGTTCGCAGGTGATGAAATCGAACACATCGATATTTGATCCGGCGTTGTGCGAGGTTTTGTATCATTGGTTCGTTCCCGATGGTGGTCGAATTTTGGACCCATTCGCCGGCGGTTCGGTGCGCGGAATCGTTGCAAATAAATTGGGGTACAAATACACCGGCATTGATATTCGTCCGGAACAAATTGAATCCAATCGCGAACAGGGTTTGGAAATATTGGAAACCAACAATCAACCAAATTGGTATGTCGGTGATTCAAACATCGTGTTGAATGATATGACCGGACCATTTGATTTTGTGTTTTCGTGTCCGCCGTATGCCGATTTGGAGGTGTATTCGGATTTGGATGGTGACATTTCGAACATGAAATACAATGATTTTTTGATCGCGTATCGTGAAATCATTGACAAATCATGCCGATTGTTGGCGGATGGTGGATTTGCATGTTTTGTTGTTGGTGAGGTTCGGGATAGGCGTGGAAATTACATCGGGTTTGTTCCCGATACAATTGCCGCATTCCGCGATGCCGGTTTGGATTTTTACAATGAGGCAATATTGTTGAATGCTATTGCTTCGGCTTCAATTAGGGCTAACGGAAACATGAAATCGAAGAAACTGGTGAAGGTTCATCAAAACGTTTTGATATTTAGAAAAAATGGCAGGTAGAAAAAGAAAACCAACGGAAATGTTGAAGGCGTCGGACACGTTTCGACCGGACCGCCATGGCGGCAAAATGGAAATGCCGGTGACGGCACCAACACCGCCAACACAATTGGACGGGGTGTCGTCCGAGGCGTTTGAATTCCTATCCGCCAAATTGGTTGGGTTGGGTGTCGTGTCCGAATTAGACCGATACGCATTGCAAATGTTTTCGGATGCGTGGGAGGATTACGTTGCGGCGCGAAACATCATCCGCCAGCATGGCCCGACGTATTCAACGACAACGCCGGCGGGCGACACGATGTTCCGTCCGCGTCCGGAATTGTCAATGATGCAAAACGCATGGGACCGGTTGAAAAAGATGTTGCCGGAATATGGATTGACGGCGGCATCGCGGGCGAAGATTGACGCGAAGGAGCAGGTGGAGGATATTGATGATTTGTTGTCATGATTGACACGACGAAGGGCGAACGCGCCGTGAAATTCATTGAACGCATTTGCACGCATGTGAAGGGCGATTTGTCGGGCAAACCATTTTTGTTGGAACCATGGCAACGCGAATATTTGATTCAATTGTTTGGAACGATTGGTCCGGATGGATTGCGCCAGTACCGCACGTCGTTCGTGTTTTTGCCGCGTAAAAACGGCAAATCGAATTTGATTGCCGCGATTGGTTTGTACCTATTATTCGCCGACAATGAACCGGGCGCGGAAATCTACGTTGCCGCGGCCGACCGCGAACAGGCGAACGCAATATTTGAGGTTCAAAAACAAATGGTTTTGAATTCAACGTTGTTGCGCGACAAATGCAAAATTTATCGCAATTCGATTGTGTTGAACGGCACGAATTCGTACATCAAGGCGATCAGCGCGGACGCATCGACGAAACACGGATTTTCAGCGCATGCCGTGTTGTATGATGAATTGCATTCGGCCCCGAACCGCGAATTGTGGGAGGTATTGACGACATCGGTCGGCGCACGTTCGCAACCATTGGTTTTGGGTATATCAACCGCCGGGATTGACCGCGGTGGGTTGTGCATGGAATTGTACGAATACGGCAAACGCGTTCGCGATGGTGTGATTGACGACAAAACGTTTTTGCCGGTTATTTATGAGGCACCGATGGATGCGGACCCGTTTGACGTTGAAACGTGGCGCACGGCAAACCCGAATTTGGGCGTGTCCGTCCGCATGGATTATTTTGAACGGATGGCGGCCGAGGCGCGAATCCTACCAACGTCGGAAATCGCATTCAAACAATTGCATTTGAATCAATGGGTGTCATCATTCGACGGCTGGGTGACGGATTCCGATTGGATGTTGTCGGCCGGTGATGTGGACATGTCGGAATTGGCCGGTGAACCCTGTTTCGGCGGTTTGGATTTGGCGGCAACGTCCGACGTGTGTTCATTCGTGTTGGTGTTTCCGCGCCCGGATGGTTCGGTGAAGGTATTGCCGTGGATGTTTGTTTCGCAGGCGGCCGTTGATCAACGCCGTGGACGCACCGGGGCATCGTACGACGCGTTTTCCGCCGCGGGTGAACTAATTGTCACGGACGGGAATTCGACGGATTACGACGTGATATTCACGCAAATGTCGAAATGTGCGGACATGTTCGATATCCGTTCCGTTGCATTCGACCGCTGGAATTCATCGGCGTTGGTTCAACGATTGATGGACGCCGGGTTTGATATGGACCCGTTCGGGCAGGGTTTCGCATCGATGTCCCAACCAATCAAACAAATGGAAATATTGATCAAACAAAAGAAATTGAACCACGGCGGTCACGGGATGTTGCGTTGGATGGCATCGAACATTCAAACGAAAACGGATGAGGCGATGAATATCAAATTCGTCAAATCAAAGTCCGGGGACAAAATCGACGGGATGGTTGCGTTGGCAATGGCCGTCGGTGAATGGATGACAAACGACAATGACAACGCGGGCGGTTCCGTATATGAAACAAATGATATTCGATTTTTATGAAACAACAATTTGAAAATGAACGTGCAACGTTCGAATCCTTCAACCAATTGTTCAACGATTTGGTCGCGGAACACAAATGCAAAATTCTATCCTATGAGTTCACCGAACAACAACACGTCGACCAATACGGACGTCGCCGTTTTTCATCGTACTATTCATTCACCAATTGCCGCAAACACCATGCACACAAACGAAAAAATTGAACACGTCATTGAACGTTTGGAGGATTTGTTGATCTCTAAAAACAACACCTATGGCGATTCCCTACAAAACCCCGTTCGGATATTCTCGAAACTGGACCGCATGGATTCCATTTCCGGGCGCATTGACGACAAATTGTCGCGCATTGCGGCGGTTGGGATTACGGATGAAACGAAGGACACCCTGTTCGATTTGATGGGGTACATCGTGCATTTGATTATTGTTTTTGAGGATGAAAATATTTGATTTCGGTCAAATGTGTGTCGGGGTATTGTTTATTTAACATTTTGTTGTATGTTTACATCAACAAACAAACAAAACAACGAAATCATGAACAACACAATCGAAAACATCCAAGCGCAATTGACCGAAAAGGAATCCGAATTCCTTCAAACAATCATTGATTCGTATGATTCAAAAGATATTATTTGCTATGACAAACGATTGACCGCATCGCAAAAGGGTATCGCCGGCAGTCTTGTGAAAAAGGGATTCATTCATGATTCATACGATGGTATGGAGGATGAGGGAAATTGGTTCCCAAGTTGTGAGGTTTTAGAGGCATACAACCTTCCCGAACATTGGCCATACTAATCAAACGGGGCCGTCCATTAGGGCGGCCCTTTTTAAAACACAAACACATGAAAACCGAATTGACCGAATTGGCCCGTGCATGGAACATGTACATGAATCCAAAAACCGAAACCGAATTCAACGACGCCGAACGGGTGTTGTTGAGGTTCCACAAAAAATACGGAACGATTGATGTCGCAACAATTCGTTCGTTGATCAGTTAGGCGCAAAATGGAGTTTTGGTTGAACGTCGCCAAACTGGTTGGGGACCCTTTCGGGGGTCCCTTTTTCGTTTATGAACACAACGTTCCGTTCCCGTCGGGATGTGTTTTTATTTTTTTTTCTTCCGCCCCCTTACAGGGGGACGGAAAAAAAAATAAGAAACGACACGCGTCCCGAATGCCGTGGCAATAGTTTTCAACACACAAACAATGGTGCGGTTTTTTCATTATTTTTGTGATGCGCGCAAATTATATCCATGGCAAACGAACAACAAACATTGTTTGATCGTGTTCGGGCGGTGTTTAGAGCATCCCCAAACAACCCATCAACGTCGTTGAACAAACCGGCATCGTGGTTGTTCGATGCATTCGGTTCATCCAAAACGGGTGTTCCCGTCAATGAGAATTCCGCCATGCAATTTTCCGCGGTATGGGCCGCGGTACGAATCCTTTCCGAAACCATCGGTTCAATGCCGTGGCACGTTTACCAGCGTGACGGGGAATCACGTTTCATTGCATCGGCACATCCAATCGGCCAATTGATTCAGCATCCGAACGGGATGATGACGTCGTTGGTATTCCGTGAAACGTTGATGGCGCATTTGTGTTTGCACGGCAACGCATTCGCCGCAATTGAACGCGACGCATCCGCACGCCCCACCAAATTGGTCCCGGTTCATCCGGACCGCGTACAAATCAAGGTCGTCGAGGGAGAAAAATTCTACCACGTCGACCAAAAAATCGTGTACACGGATTTCGAAATGATTCACGTTTGCGGATTGTCGTTTGACGGCATCCGTGGCAAATCACCATTGGCGGCGGCGAAGGAAACGTTTGGCATCGGATTGGCCGCAAACCAATTTGGTGCGGAATTCTTCGGTAACGGCGCGAACGTCGGGGGAATGTTAGTACACCCCGGACGTTTGACGGACGACGCATACAAGCGTTTGAAACACTCATGGCAAACCGCCAATGCCGGTTTGGGCAATGCACACAAGACCGCGATTTTGGAGGAGGGGATGAAATTTGAAAAAATGACCATCCCGCCCGATCAAGCGCAATTCCTACAAACGCGCAAATTCCAAACGGAGGAGGTCGCGCGGTTTTTCCTAATCCCGCCCCACATGTTGGGCGATTTGTCCGCGTCATCAACGCGCGCAAATATCGAGGAGCAGGGAATTCAGTTTGTCCGCAACACGATTCGTCCATGGGCGGTTCGGATTGAGGAGGAATTCAACAACAAATTGTTCCGGTTGGATGAGAATGACGAATATTACATTCAATTCAATTTGGAGGGATTATTGCGCGGTGATATCAAATCACGTTACGACGCGTATTCCGTCGGTCGCCAATGGGGTTGGTTGTCCGTGAACGATATCCGCAAAATGGAATCGTTGAACGACATCGACGGCGGTGACGTTTATTTGCAACCATTGAACATGATTGATGCGTCAATCGACAATCCGGATGCCAATGTCGTGGAATGATTATCCAAAGGCGGCGTCGGACAACGCACAACGGGCGTTGGATTTCAAGGAATCCAATGGTTCGGATTGTGGCACATCCGTCGGCTGGTTTCGCGCACGTCAATTGTCATCACGCGCCGATATTTCGGACGAAATCGTGAAACGCACGTTTTCGTTTTTGTCGCGGGCGAAGGTATATGATCAAGGGGATTTCGTCGATGGTGACGGAAACCAAATTTGTGGTTCCATCATGTACGCCGCGTGGGGTGGCGACGAAATGCGTGATTGGGCCGAACAAACAATTGAAAAGATGAACGACACGGAGGAACGCCCATATCCGGGCGAACACGCCGCACGTTTGATTGACCCGGAAATGTTTGACGAATTCCGTCGTGAGAACGACGCATTCGGTGAGGGCATCCATGCCATTTACGGAATCAAAGATGGGGTGAGCGAATTGCAGGCAATCCGATTTGATGCGGAAAAATATTCGGTCGAGGATGCACAAATGTGGTTGGACGAAAACGGACACGATCCGATTTTGTTTGAACCGGCATTGGAGGAATCCGCGGTGCGTGAACAACGCGCCCCCGGTGAAATCGTTTCGTTTGATTACGACGACACATTGACCACCGACCATGGTTTGGAACTATTGAAAAACGAAATTGAATCCGGTTCAATCGTTTATATCATTTCGGCGCGCAACGACGATGCCGAAATTTTGGCGTTTGCCGAATCCAATGGTGTCGATGCGGGCAATGTGTTCGCCGTCGGTAGTAACGCCGCCAAAATCGAAAAAATCAATGAACTGGGCGTTGTTCGTCACTATGACAACAACCGCGACGTGATTGATGAATTGGATGGTGTTGGAATTTTGGTTGAACCCGTTTCCGAACCAATGGTTGAGGAAAACGCGGCACCCGATGAATTGTCCGTCGGCGATTTCGTTCGCTGGAAATCCGGCAACGGGTTCGCATACGGGCGCATCATTGAAACAAACAACGATGGCGAATTGTCATCGGATTCGGGGTTTGTTGTAACGGGTACGGCCGACAACCCCGCCGCATTGATTCGTGTTTATGAATACGACGCGGAGCAGGGAGCGTACACGGAACGTCAACCGATGTTGAACGTGGTTCACCTGTTTGCAACGTTGGAAAAATTCGACGCAGAGGTTCGAAACAACGTGCCGGTCATGGAACGACGTTCGGCGGAATTTCGCGCCGAATATGACGGCGAAATCGTCCGTGGATATGCCGCCGTGTTCGATTCATATTCCGAGGATTTGGGCGGGTTTATTGAAATAATCAAACCGGGTGCATTTGACGATGTGTTGAACGACGACGTTCGCGCATTTTACAATCATTCCGATTCGTTTTTGTTGGGCCGCGTTTCATCGGGAACGTTACGCGTTTGGGCCGACGCAACGGGTTTGGGTTATGAGGTCAAAATGCCCAATACAACATACGCAAATGATTTGATTGAATTGATGCGCCGTGGCGATGTCAATCAATCGTCATTCGCATTTTTGGTCGGACGCGATCGTTGGGAAAAACGCAACGGCAAAAACGTTCGTATCATTGAAAAGGTTTCACGATTGATTGATGTGTCGCCGGTAGTCCTGCCCGCCTATCCCGCCGCATCATCGGGCATCGCCCAACGTGAACAACACGATGGTGAGGTTGAACGGCCAAACCTTCGTGATTTTATTTTGAGAATAACTAAACTTGAAAACTGAATCATGAATTCAATCCAATTGCGCGAAAAGCGCGCCGCATTGGTTAACGAATTGAACCAAATCGTTGCCAGCGCACAAGCCGAAGGCCGTTCAATGAACGCCGAAGAAAATCAAAAATTCGACAACATCGAAACCGATGTTCGTGGTATCAAATCCGAAATCGAGCGCATTGAGCGTGCCGAGGAATTGAAGCGCGAATTTGCCGCCAAAAAAGAGGAGCGCGCAGAGGTTGCCGAGCGTCAAGCCGTTACCAAGGGCGAGGCATTCAGCAAGTACCTTCGCCGTGGTATGGCCGGTTTGAACGCCGAGGAGCGTCAAGCGATGATGGAGGTTCGCGGAACCGATCCCCAATTGACTACCCCCGACGCCGATGGCGGTTTCCTTATCCCCGAGGATTTCAGCAACGCTTTGGCGGTTGCAACGAAATTCACCGGTGAGGTTGAGCGTTTGGCACAGGTGTTGAACACCACAAGCGGCGCAACATTGCCTTATCCAAAGGTCAATGACACATCAGTCGTCGCGGCTATCCTTTCCGAGGGTTCCGCTGAAACTGTTTCCGACATGACCTTCGCCGCCTTGAACTTGGGTGCCTACACCTATTCTTCAAAGGTTGTCAAGGTTTCATACCAATTGATGCAGGATAGCGCGTTCAATCTCGATTCATTCTTGGTTGACACATTGGGCCAGCGTATCGCACGCGGAACCAACGCACATTTCACCACCGGTACCGGTTCCAGCCAACCAACCGGCGTTGTGACCGCCGCATCCAGCGCATTGACCGCCGCGAGCGCATCCGCAATCACGGCCGCCGAAATCCTCGAGTTGATCCATAGCGTGGACAAGTCGTACCGCAATAGCCCCAAATTCGCTTTGATGGCTAACGACAACACGATGTCCGCCATCCGCAAACTGGGTGTTGGTTCATCTAACGATTTCCCCGTGTTCATTCCTTCAATGGCCGCCGGCGAACCCGACCGCGTGTTTGGTGTTCCCGCATACGTGAACAATGACATGGCCGATATCGCTACAACCGCGAAACCAATCGTTGTTGGTGACTTCGACAAATACGTCGTTCGCAACGCTGGTGGTGTTCAAATGTTGCGTTTGAACGAGCGTTACGCCGATTCACTTTTGCTCGGATTCATCGCTTACTCTCGTAAGGATGCCGGTTCAATCGATGACGCCGCATTCCGTTACATCACCATGGCCTAATCCATAGATGATGGAGGTTGAATTCATTCAACAAATCGTTGGCAAAGGGTTCGCGTTCTCCGTTGGGGAACGCGTAACCCTCGCCAATGATGTTGCAGAGGATTATGTCGCGGCGGGCTATGCGGTACCGGTTGCAAAACCGGCCGTGAAACGTGCCGAGCGTGCCACCAAAAACAAGGGCGAAAAGCGATGAGCATTTCAATCATCACCCCGGCGGTTTCGGAACCATTGTCATTGACCGATGTGAAGGAATTCCTTCGTGTCGATCATTCCGATGACGATACAACGTTGGCCATCATGATTTCCGCGGCCCGTGAATTGTGCGAACAATACACGCGCCAAATTTTGATGACGACGACAATCGAGGAATTCTATGATATGTTTCCGGATTACACGCCCGCGGATAAGGACATCATATATTTGTCCCGCGGTCCCGTGCAATCGGTTTCGTCGGTCAAATACATCGACGATGCGGGTGATGAAATCACAATCAATTCGTCCAAATATCGGACGGATTTGATTTCACAACCATCACGAATCATTTCGGAGGATGGTTGGTTCAGTACAAAGGACACGACCAACGCCGTGATTGTTGAATACGTCGTTGGCTATTCGTCCGCATCCGATGTCCCCGCACCATTGCGGCAGGGGATGTTGTTGGTCATTGCGGACATGTACGAAAATCGGATTGATTCGGTCAAGCGTTTGCCGACCGCATCCGAATATTTGTGGAACCCGTTTCGCGTGTTTACGTTCTAATGAATCCGGGGGACCTTGATCAGCGCATCACGATTCAAACGTTTTCGGCGGCGGAAATAAACGCGACCGAATTCGTTGATGAATACGCAACGCGCGTCACAAACGATTTCGGCGAAACGGAAACAACAACGTGCGTCGTGACCGACATCCAAAACATTGGTGGCGTGTCCGATGATTTTTTTGGGCAAAACAACGTTGATTTTTCCACCCTTGCGAATGTTTGGGCGAAGGTTGAGGAACGAAGCGGAAACGAGGCGGAAAAGGGCAATCAAATTGTCGCCACAAAAAAGGTGGATTTCATTGTTCGTTACAAATCCAATTTGAACGAACAAATGCGGATTGTGTATCGTGGCAACACCTACAAAATCCAAAGCATCATCAATGAGGACGCACGAAAGGCGTTTATGCGTATAACCACGGAAATCACCGATTGATGGCACGATATTATCAACACCGCGGAAACGATGTTTCGGGAATTGGTATTCACACGGATGAATTGTCGCGTGAATTTCATAAGGTCATCAATGAATTGCAAAAATTCGGTCACAAACTGGATGCAAAGGAAATCGGCAATATTTCACGACGTTCATTGTATATCACGCGCGATAAGATGCGCGATAAAATCGACAATTTAGACAAGGGCGAATTTAAGGTGTACCGCAATGGCGGTTTGTATGCCGAAATCAAACCCGGACAATTGAAAAATTCAATTGGTATTCGTAAATCACAAACGCGGAATTCAATGACCGCATCCGCATATTGGGTTGGACCGGTGGTCAAGGGGGCATTCAAGGACCCCGAAAAGGGCGGTTGGTTTGCGCATTTCCTAAACTATGGCGGTTTGGTCGGTGGTTCAAAGGGTTGGGGATCCGGAACCTATTATAAGGGGAAAAACTTTGGATTTGCCGATAAGGCCAAGGCAGAAACCATTGGTCAAGTGGTCGCATATTTCACGCACAATGTGAAATTGTACATTGAAAAAACATTCAATCGTGTGTTGTCATGATTGGTAAGGTCATCAAATATAAGTTCGACACGGACACGAATTTGAATTCGTTGTTTGATGGTCGTGTGTTCCCGGTGATTGGGGCGCAACGGCAAACGTCCCCGTTTGCTATTTATGAGGTCGTGAACGTCACGACCGCAATGTCAAAGGATAGCGATTCACACGTCGATGACGTATTGGTACGAATCACATTGATTTCGACGAAATATTCCGATGTGCAAGACGCCATTGGATATGTACGAACCGCGTTCGTCCGCATGAATGAAACCATCCGCGGGGTGGTTGTTCAATCGTGCAAATATGACGGCGAACGCGATTTGTTTTCGGAGGACGAACGTACCTTCGGATCGCAGGTCGATTTGACGTTTCGAGTAATTAAATCCTAAATAAAATGAAAGAGGTCAAACTTGGTAAGGATTGGGAAATCATGAACAACCGCGTTGTTCGGGCAGGTTCACGCGTAATGGTCCCCAACCATATTGCCAAACAATTGGAGGAACACGGGTTCCTTCAACTTAAATCCGAATCTAAAAATCAACAATAATCATGGCGGCATCAACAAGCATCATGAACGCAACCGATGTGCTGATTCAATTCAGCACCGACGGCGTTACCTATTCCGAGGTCGGTCGTTGTACGAGTGCCTCGCTTTCCCTTTCAATGGAAACGCGTGACACATCGAACAAGGATTCGGCCGGTTGGCGCGAATTGTTGGAGGGTCAAAAATCGTGGTCCCTTTCGGGCGATGGTTTGGTGACTTACAACATTGCAAGCGCGGACGGATATTCCGATCTTTGGGGCTACCTCACCGGTCGCACCAAATTGTATGTGAAATTCGGCTCCACCACTACCGACGAAAAGTATTATTCCGGTCAAGGTTACTTGACCAGTTTGGACCAAGAGGCGGGAATGGAGGACAACGTTTCAATGTCCTTCTCTTTTGAAGGCACGGGCGCGTTGGCTGAATCAACAAACTAATGCGTAAATTTGTGGGGGCGGTAATAACGCCGCCCCCCTTATTTTTTTTCTATGGTTGAATTTATTGAGATAAACGGCAAAAAATATCCCGTCCGATTCGGGTTCAATGCATTGCGTGAATTCACGGCAATCACCGGAACCACATTGGCGGGTTTGCAAAACCTGCAAAACAACATCACATTGGATCACGCAATCAAATTGGTTTGGTGTGGTTTTAAGGATGGCGCACGGAAGGAAAAAATGCCCTTTAGTTTATCCGTTGATGACATCGGCGATTTTTTGGATGATGACAATAGCATTTTAGAAAAGGCGTTTGAAACATTCAACAAACAATTTTCAAGCGAAGAAAAAAAGTAGATGACCAACGCGGTGGCGGCCGCGATTCCGAACCACCAACGTGGGACACATTGGAATCGTATGCGTTCGGTCAAATGGGTTTGAGGCCGTCGGATTTTTACGATATGACCCCGCGGGAATTTCAAAATATGTCCAACGGGTATTCGGAAAAATTAGAAAGGCAATACCGCGGCGACTGGGAACGCGCCCGGTGGATTGCATCGGTGACGATTGCGCCACATACGAAAAAGCGCATCAAGCCAAAGGATTTGATGACGTTCCCATGGGAAATGAAAAAACAAGCACCGAAACGCGTATGGTCGCGCGGGGAGGTTTTAGACGCAATAAATAAAAAATTCGGCGGCAAATGAATCTTTCGTCAATCAACCTTCGGTTTTTCGCGAACATCGCCCCATTGCTTGGGGGGTTGAATAAGGCGGAACGCGCAATGGATCGGACCGGTCGCAAAATGGAATCGATTGGTCGAAACCTTTCGAAATCCATCACCGCACCAATGGTTGCGTTGGGTGCCGTATCAATTAACACATTCCAAGGTTTCGAATTGGAGATGGCCAAGGTCAAGGCCATTTCGGGCGCAACGGCCGACGAGTTCATGAAATTGAAGGCGAACGCCGAGAAACTGGGCGCGTCAACTATATTTTCAGCCAAGGAGGTTGCGGGATTGCAAGTCGAATTTGCCAAATTAGGTTTCACGGCAAGCGAGATTGACAAGGTTACGGAATCGACATTGTATTTGGCGCAGGCGGCACAAACGGATTTGGCACGGGCGGCGGAGGTTGCGGGTGCCACATTGCGTGCGTTTGGTTTGAATGCATCCGAAACCGGACGCGTCACCGACGTCATGGCGAAATCATTTTCAACGTCCGCGTTGGACATGGAAAAGTTCGCCGAATCGATGAAATACGTCGCGCCGGTTGCGAATTCGGCGGGAATGTCGATTGAGGAAACGACGGCAATGTTGGCAATCATGGCCAACGCTGGCATCAAGGGTTCGCAGGCGGGAACATCATTGCGCCGTATCATTTCGGAATTGGGTACGGGATCGGAACCAGTCGCGGAAAAATTAAAAAAACTTGCCGACGCGGGCATTGGCTTGGCCGACGCAAAGGACGAGGTTGGGCGTTCGGCACAATCCGCATTGTTGGTGTTGGCCGCCGGGGTTGACCAAGTGGACCCGTTGACGAAATCGTTTGAACAATCGGGCGGTGCCGCAAAGGCAATGGCGCGAATGATGGACGACACGTTGTTCGGTTCAATGAAGGCATTGCAGTCGGCGACGGAGGGTGCGTTGATTCAAATCGGCGAAATCATGTCCGTCGGATTCCGACCATTGGTTGGGGCGGTGACATCAGTCGTCACGGCGTTCAACAATATGAACCCGAACATCAAGAAATTTGCGATTGGTTTGGGTATCGCATTGGCGACAATCGGTCCGATGATTTTGGGCATTGGTTCAATCACCCGTGCGTATGTTGCATTCAAAACCATTTTGATGGCGACGAATCCGTTGTTGTTGGCATTCACGGCAACGGCCGGAATCATCGGCGGTTTGTTGTTCATGCAATCATCGGCATTGGATGACAACACGAAAATGTTGATCAAGAATCGTTCGGAGGCGGACGTATTGTTGGAAACATTGAAACGTCAAAACATTTCGCAGGAAACGCGCAATGCGTTGATCACGAAATTCAACACCAAGTTTGGTTCGTACATCGGAAACTTGGATGCCGAAAAAACAACGATTGAAGATATATCAATCGCGCAAAAGGCATTGAACAAACAATTTGAACAAAAAATCAAATTGGCCGGTGCTGAAAAGACATTGACCAAACAAATGGAGGATGCCGCGGATTTGTCCGCGGAAATCCTATCATTGGAACAACGGAGAACGGACCAATTGGACCGATTGCGTCGATTGGAACGTGCCGGTGGTGACACCTACGACGACGAATTGATTTTGCGTCGTGCGATTGACCAAACCAATGGTTCGATTGAAAACAAAACGCGCAAATTAACGGAGTTAACGCAAAAGGCGTCCGAATTGCAAGTTCAAATCGAGGCAATGCTTCCGCCACTTGAGGAGTTAGGCGACGAACCAAAATCACCGACGGGCCTTGATGACTTGGGTGGTGATGCGGACGATGCGACAAAGAAGGTTCGCACATTAAGCGACGAGGTACAACGATTGATGGATTTGGAACGTCAGTTCATGACGGAAATGGCCAAGTCCACGGATAAGACGTTGCGCGATAGCATCGAACCCCTTGCCCTTGGTTTGGAAGAAATCACATGGGAGGATTATGAGGACCCCCCCGTGTTTGAAAAATTACCGAAGGGGTTTGCGAATATGCAGATTGCCGCGATGCAAATGTCGGATGCAATTTCCGGGGCGATGAACCGAATGGCCGTCGATACCATTGTCGGCATGTCCGAAATGATTGGCGCAATGGCCGTTGGTCAAGCGTCGATTGCGGATTTGGGTTCATTCGTCATGGGTTCATTCGCGGGGTTGTTGTCTACGTTGGGCCAAATATTGGTCGAATACGGCGCGGGATTGTTGGCATTGAAATTGGCCACGATATCATTGCAACCCGGCGTTGCCTTGGCCGCGGGTGCCGCGTTGTTGGCCATTGGTGCGGGCGTTAAGGCAAAATTGCAAGCGGCGTCGGAATCTAACATCCCGATGATGGCCGAGGGCGGTATTGTCACGGGACCAACGTTGGCGATGATTGGCGAGGGCCGCGGACCGGAGGCGGTGATTCCGTTGGATAAACTGGACGGATTCATGGGCGGCGGCGCACAAAACATCAATGTGACGGGACGCATACAGGGTTCCGACATCCTATTGTCACAAGAACGCGCAACACGCGAACGTTCACGATACCGCGGCTACTAATATGGCGATACGTTTCAAATCCGAATTCACGTCCGACAACGGCGATTCGTACAAAATTGAAATCCATGATTCCGAATGGTTGGGTGCGACGTATGATTTCAAAGTCGATTCCCGCGGCTTTGAACTGGAATACACCGGCGAAACCGATGACATCGTTTCACCGATTATCGGTTCGCGATTGTGCATCGGTGCCTATTCAAACGACGGCCAATTTGAAACGTTCATTCAATCCCTAAAGGGGTACCAAGAGAACCGATATCGGATTGTCGTGTACCGCGAAACAACGCAAAACGCCGTTGATGATTTCACGGCACGTGTGTTGGCGGATGGCGGTTCGGTTGAGGCGACCGGATGCGTTCGCGATGCGGTTGTTGAATTGTTGCAGGGTGAACGATATTTTGACAATTCACCGATACAGGTCGCGACGGGACAATTCACCGCACGCGTTTTGGCGGACGGCGGAACGATTGAATCGCCATCATGTTTGACGGCGGACGTCACCGAATTGTTGGGATTGACGTCGGGCGTTGTTTATCGTTTATTTTGGGCGGGGTGGATTGTGCAGGACCTAATCACGATTGAGGACGCGTCACAACCATACATCTATGAATTAACCGCGACCGACGGATTGAATCGTTTGAATGGTATCGATTACGATTCCGCAAACGACATCACGCAAAACGATTTCGGATTGACGCGCGTCACGGACGTCATCATCAACGCGTTGACCGATACCGGTTTGACCGATTTGTGGACGTCAACCGATGCGTTTTTGCAAACGTCCGTCGATTGGTGGGAATCAAATCAAACGTATTCGACAACGGACGACACGTTGTATTTGACGGCAATTGATGCGGGGTTGTTCACGTCGTATGACGACGACGGCAACATCATTCGCACGTCGGCATTTGAGGTGTTGCGTCAATTGGCGACGTTGTACAACGCGCGTTTGTTTTTGTCGAACGGGCGGTTTGTGTTTGAACAAATCGGAAACCGCGCGACGTCGACACGTTACGCCGTGCAATACGACACGACGGGCGTTGAACTGGCAACCCTAACCATTGCCGATGACATCCCGTTGAACCAAACGTTGTTCGGCGCACGATTGGCGGGCAACCAATGGAATTTCCTACCGGCATTGAAAAAGGTGTCGTTGACGTATGCGCAACGATTCCTTTCCCCATGGTTCGGGGCGTTTAAGTATACCGCCGGAAATTCAACGTTCAACGTCGGATTTGTGTCGGGCGGATCGGGCATTCAATTGGCATTGTACGGACCCGTCACCTACACCATTAGAACAACGGCCCCGACGTCGAACGACATTTTCGCGTTGACCGCCGTGTACCGCGCACAAATCCGCGTTTCCGATTCATCGAATCCCGGAACCTATTACTATTTCAACCGCGCGTTCAACGGATATTTGGCAACGACGGCATTCGGTACCCCCGCGTGGTCAACGACACCGGGGTATTATTATTTTGACCACGTTGCCCAATCGGTCGGCGGAGGTGAAGCGACATTGTATGACATCATCACGATCACAACAACGGATTTGCCAGTCACGGGTTCCGTTCGTGTGACGTTGGAATTGTACAACAAATACAACGTTCAGTCCGGCGCGGTGTATTCATTGAATGGTTCGCAAGTGGAATCGTTCAACGCCGTCATCGCATTTTCACGGGTCGACGACGGGCAGGAACCCGCATCGGGTGTTGTCTATTCCGCGAACAATTCATCGGCATTGGTGTCGTCGAATTTGTCATTGGATTTGGGCGAAATCATTATTGCCGACGGCGCAACACAAACGGGTGATTTGGTCGTGTGGAACGGGTCCGCATGGGTCGCCGCGTCACAATGGTCAAAGGGGTCCACGGCGGGCGGTTCATCCATTTTGAAACTATTGACGTCCGAAACATTGGCGTTGCACGCATTGCCGATTCAACGATACGATGGCGCGGTGTTGACGTCGGGATTGTTTGAACAACGATTGACGTTCGACGGCATTGCATATTTGCGAATGAACGGAACGTTCACGGCAAACGTTGACCAATGGTCCGGAACATTGTTTGCGATTCAGCGCACCCGAACAAACGTTTCGGAATTGCCGGAATTACCAGTCGACCGCACACCATTGGTTGGCCGTTCGAATGGCGCATTGCCGACGGGCGGTTCAAATGAAATCAACGCGGGCAAGGTCGCCGGCATGACGTTGGACGTCACGAATGAAAAGATGGGGCCGTTCCAACAGGTGACGACGGGCGGTAAGGTGAACGGAACATTCCAATCGACGGGCGCGGCAACGATGTCGTCGACCCTAACCATTGCGGGTGACACGGATTTCGAGGGTTCGCACACGGCATCGATTGAGGACGTGACACACAATGATGGTTCGGAATATGAGGTGAAAAACACGGATTTCATCGTGTTCAATAGGTGGGATGGCGGCAATGGGCAAGCGTTCATCAATTTACCGGCGGTGTCCAGTAGCGAGGGGCGGATGATTCGTTTCAAATCCGATGACACCATCGGTGCGAATACTTATGCAACATTGCGTCCCGATCCCGGTGATACGGGTGCATTGATTGACGGCGAATCGTCCGTTGATTTCAACCGATCATACGATGGAATCATGGTATTGTGTCACAATTCACAATGGTACATCGTACAACGAAAATCGAAATGATAAAATTTTTTCACTATATTACGCGCGAACGAATCAATGTTGTAAATTTGTGCAACGTTGCCCGTAATATGCAAAACCAAATTCACATATGAATGCATTGACCTACATCATGGCCTTCAAAAACGGCCGCGGCGGCAACGCGTATTCACCGGCATTTCGCACACGGGTTGAAACGGATGGTGGAACGTTGGAATCCCTTAATTGTCTAAATGTTTCACTACAAACAATCGTACAAAAATGAGTTACTTTGAGGACGCGTCGGTGGTTTATATTCCATCGGCCGTAAAATTGAGCAAAACGTATTCAATCAAACCAACCGACGGATCGGGTGACCTCACCTTCACACGCTCAAACGATACCGCAACGCGGGTGAATAGTTCGGGGCTTATTGAGAAGGTGCGTACGAATGTTTTGCTATACAGCCAAGATTTCAGCAACGCTGCTTATATTACGACAGGATATGGAAACCTTCCTTCAGTTTCTGTCAACACTACTGCTAATCCATTAAACGGAGCGCAGGATGCTGATACCGCTACTTTTACTGCTGCTGGCACACAGTGCCGTTTGCTTCAGCAGTTTACTGGTTTAGGTACTACAAATAAGTTTACCTATTCAATTTACATTAAGGCTGGAACAAAGAGTGCCGTAAACATTTACACTGATGTTACAGACACTGGCCGTAATGCGTCATTTAACTTATCAACTGGTACAATTATTACTCAAAGTGCTGGAGTTACCGCTTCAATAACTTCGGCTGGTTTTGGGTTTTATAGGTGTTCTGTTACCACACTTCCAACAACTGCTGGACAATTAGAAGTCGGAATTATTTCACTTGTTGGCGAAGATGGCTCTTTGATTTTATTTGGAGCGCAACTTGAGTTAAGCGACTTCGGAGCAACAGATTACATCGCCACCACAACAGCAACTTCAGTCGGCCCCGTTGCGAACCTTCCCCGTTTGGATTATTCGGGTGGGGCTACTTGCCCTTCGCTTTTGCTTGAGCCGCAGCGGACTAATTCAGCCTCGCAAAGCGAAGATTTTAACGGCTGGCCCACAAAAGTAAACGTAACTACAACGGCTAATTACGCAGTAAGTCCAGATGGATATCAAAACGCTGACCGAGTGGTGTTTACTGGTAACGGATTTATGTACCCCGCTTCTGGAGTAAATCAAACGAATGGAGTAGTTTACACATTGAGTTGTTATGCAAAACGAAATGGAAGCGGAACGCAAAGTATTGGATTTTTTAAGGATGGTTCGGGTGCAATTGATAATGCTTGGACTTTAACGTCAAATTGGCAGCGTTTTACTTATACTTATACAGCAGGCAATACTTCAGTAGTTGGTATTGCTGGTGCAAGCGGAGCAGATGTTTCGGTATACGGATTTCAGTTTGAAATCGGAGCCTACGCCACCTCGTACATCCCCACCCTTTCGGCTGCGGTGACACGGGGGGCGGAGGTTTGCAACTTGTTGAGTATGTCTTCGGGAGTAGCAAGTGGCGCAACGGCTGGAACGCTTTTCATAGAGTTAGAGCATAAGTTAAATAGTACCGCTGGGGATTCTTTCGTT